TGGAATACCTGGTTGGTGGTTTTCTTGGGGATGCCGACAAGCGACATGACGGCTGGCACAACGGCATAGTCCAGGCCAGTGGCGCCACCCATGCCGGTGCGCCACTGAGTACCCATGGCCTCCATGACGACGAACGCTGGCCAGTTGTCAGGAAGAACCTCGACAACGTCGTCGAAGTCAGCAGCGGTGACGCCAAATAGCGCCATCTGATCTTGCGGCATCGCAGGCTGGTGCAGCGCCTGCGATACCTCCTTCAGTTTCCCAGGCGAGCCACAGCAAAAGCGTTCTGATATGCCTTGACGATTGCATCAGCCGCGCCGGCCGAGGTGTTGACCAGAGCACGGATGGTCTCCGGCGACAGCTTGTCATCGAAGCCCCAGCCCACGACCAGTTCGCTGACTTGCTTTACCTGGCGGTCGATGTCAGCCAGGGTCACATCCACGATGGTGATGTCATCACCGAGATCCTTCAGCCGTTCCTGGTCATCCCTGGCCGCCTTGTTCCAGTTCGCGAACAATTCCGCGAGTTCCTCGCGGTCGCGGTATTTGAACTCGAACGGAACAGCCTGCACCGTCCCGCCAACGCGAGGAATGTCCACGTCCGCCTTGAAGGTCGGGTTTTGGGCAATCTTGAACCTCGCCATGGATTACGCCCCGCCCGCTACAGTGGTGTACCGGGTCGGCTCGGCCTGCAGCGCCAAGTTCACCGTGCGGGCCATCACGTTGTTGCGAGTGATGGTTGGCTGCTTGGAAAACGAGGTGTAGGTGCCGTAGAAGATGGTGTCGTTGCCCGGCAGGTTCATTCGTGCGGCTTGGATCTGCTTGCCGGAGTCGGCTTTTGACAGTACGGCGTTATGCGGCAGCGCTGGATCGTCAGCAATGGTGAGCGCCATGCTCGATGCCGCCTTGTCAGTGGGAATTTGCCGTCCCTGGTCATCTTCCAGAAAGACGACGTCGGTGTAGTTCTGATCGCCCCCGGAATAGGCCACATCGACTACCTGCGGTACAGCGACCCAGGTGAGGATCTTTTTCAAAGTACCCACGCCACTCCCGACTGGATAGAGCTGCGTGTCAGTGGTGTCAACACCTTCCAGAGTGATTGCCGTGGTCGTCGCAGCCTTGACTCGAACGACGCGGTTGTTAAGTCGAGACCATGCGGAGGTGACGAGAACGATGTCGCCTGCCGAGAGGGTACCGCCAGTCACGGTGGCCACCGCCTCGGAGGCATTCGTGATTGCGCTGAACGCCAATTCGGCAGCGTAGGTCGCTGCGTGCTGGATCGTTGCGCCGTTGGGGAGTTTGTAGCCCATGGGGTTGTTTTCCTCTTCACAGAAATGAAGAACCCTGCACTTGGCAGGGTTCGGGTGTGCCCAATGGGCGGGTTAAAAGGTGTCTGCCCGGTATCGGAACGATGTCGGCAGTGATGTGGTGGTATCACCCTGGATGGCTGCCGCCGTTGAGAGCGGCGTCATGACGAATACCGTCAGCCCCCCCTGAGTCACGCCAAGGTTGTTCGGAAACAGCGCGCGGATCTCGTCGGAGATTCCAGAAGCCGCACCCCGGCCGCTACCGGCGTTGGTGACGACATTGATTTGGAACACGCCCTGAAACAGTCGATGCACGCCTTCAAGGTCGATGCTGTCGACGGCGGCGGGCAGCAGGTACGCCTGCAGGTAGGTCCCGCCATCCGCCGGCGGCGTGAATGCCACGTCCTCGAATGCGATTGGCAGCTTGGGTGTTCTGGCATTCGCCCAGGTGTTGAGGCGGCTCTCAAATGCCGCACGAATCAGCCTGTCGCTCATTTCTCAAGTCCCGAGACGGCGTTGTTGATGTAGGTTTGGAATTCTGTAACCGAGACGCGGACCATCCCGGCCGGCGCCTGTTTCGACCAGGCTTCGTACTCAAGGCGCGGGCCGTAGGGCAAGTTATTGATCAGCCAGATGGTGCCGACCTCGCTGCTGAAGGACTGGATCAGCGCCGAGGCATCCCCCTTCGCTTCACTGCCGCGCGGGTCGATCAGATCGAGTTGCCCAGTCGCCGGTGAATCGAAAGTCACCTGCCAGTTGCCCCTGAACCGGCCGCCGGTATATCCCTTGCCGGAGATAAGCCCGTTAACATCGAAGTTCTGGACCCGCTCGGCCTTGGTCAGTGGCTTGGCGTACTTGACGCCCTTTCTCAGCTTCCCAGACTTGGTGAAATTGGACTCGGAGAGATTGATCACCGTATTGCGTGCCGCGACCTTGAAGTCGTAGTTGTCAGCCTCTCGGGTGTTCTTCTCGCGGTAGGCAAGGTTCGCCGCCCACAATTCAGGATTGCCGACAGGCGATCGGTCAATGACCGAGTAGACCAGATCCAACGACACCTTCTTTACCACGGTTTCGGCGTTGACCTTGGCCTTCTCCACGAACGCTTTGAGGTCAAGGCTGAAGCTCATTTTCGGGCCTGCACGCTGTATCCGACCGCCAGCCCTGCGTAATCCCAAGGGTCGACGTTCTGGATGGTGTAGATGTCGCCATCGAAGAGGATGCTGTCCTGACTCTCGGGCTTTGGCATATCAGAGCCATTCAGCAGCACCGGAGAAATCAGAATCTTGAAGTCACCCTGCTTGATCCGGGTGCCGTCGATGTCGGACTGCTGGTAGTTCTCGCGGAAGCCCGACCCGTCGTAATTCTGCATCATTGGCGTGCTGCCTCCGGTGATTGGGTCGTACTCGCCTTGCGTTGTCTTGACCAGCGTCAGCTCCAGCCCATTGCCACCTTGCGATCGAGGCCTCAAGTTGCGGGCTACGGTAGCTTTCGCGCGGTCGTAGATATCGGCCATCAGGATCGACTCAGTTTGACCTGCCCGCTCGACTGAACGAGCCCGGTGAATTGGGCGTATGACTGCCGAATGGCGGCCGCCTTGGTGATGACGGCGCTGGCTGCCGCGAACTTGGTGGTGATGGGGCCGACAGTCTCTTCCGTGATCGCGCCTTGCTTGGTTGCAGGATCTGCCAGGTCATCACCATGAATTTCCGCCGCCAAAGCCATCTGGCCGGCCTTCACTTGCGCGGGGATTGCGTCAGATGGCAGGTCGAAGCCATTCCGGCAGACGCCAAGTCGCGGCCAGGCCAGCGCCTGATCACGGTTGATCGCGCAGCCTTTCCACTGTAGAGCGTTCATCTGGAGGGCGGCGCGTCGAAGCACCGCCTCTTGCCCAGGCTCGTCCGCAGGAATAGTTTTGCCAAACTTGGCAGCGTAATCCGACAGCTCCGCAGCAGTGGCGAAGCTCTCGGCGTCAGGTAGGCCTGCGCCCGTTTCTATGATCAAGGACACAGCAGACCTCCCTTTTATTTGAGTGCCGCGCCGCTAAGAGCAACGCGGGCTTGTTTTACTCTGCAAGGCGCCAGCCAGCCCGGGCATAGTCGCCAGTCATTTCCGGATGCACATCGGCGAATGCCTGCGTGCCGTCTGGCTTGTCGTTGACCATCCGGACTGTTTCGACCGCAGGTTCAAGACCCGGCGCAGGGGCCGGATTCTGAGGCACATTGCCGAATACCTGGGCATCGTGATCACCCGCAGGTAGCTTCGGATCGATGACGTTCACCTCGCCGGCCAGCGTTTCATCGGCAGTACGCTCGTCGTTGTCTTTTTCTTCCTGGGCTCGAGCCAGAAGATCATCGGCCTTCTGCGCCGCGTCATCTGCCTTGGCCTGTTCCGGCGAAACGGTGGCAGCGTCGGCCTTCGCTTGCAGGTCGTCAGCAACCTGCTGAGCATCAGCGGCTTTCTGTTCGGTAGTCTTCTTGGTCATTTTCATTTCCTCGAATGATGTCAGAGGCGGCAGCGAGCGAACCCGCTGCACACTCGATTGCGGTGAGTTAACCGCGCAGGACCGCGATGTGATCTGGCTTGACGGCTTTCACACCCCAAGCCAGTGCGATCTCCCAGTAGATCTGGCGATACTGGCGGTACTGCACCAGCTGGAAGTTCAGGCCCGACACTGGATCGGTGACAGTCATCACGTCGTCGGCGGCGTCGATGGCTTTACCATCCAGCCCAACAGGCATGGCCGGCTGACGCGCAGCCAGAACCAACGCGGAACGAGCAAATGCCACGCTTGGGCGATAGCTGTTGCCGACAGTAATCGCGGTGTTATCAGCGATTGGAGTCAGCAGGCCAGGACCGCCGATCGTGACAACGCCGCCCGAGAGCGCACCGGTCACCATGTAGACGTTCGGATCGCCTGCAAAGGTGATGGCGTCGCCGGCCAAGATGGTGCCGGTGCCAGTGTCTACAGGAATCGACACTGATCCGATGACCAGGCCGGTGCTGTTAACCAGCCAGCCAGCGCCAGTGCCCTTGGTGATGGGCTTAAGCTGTGCCGACTGACCTACGTCAAAGCCTTCAACTCGCCCAATGATGCCCTGACGGAGCAGTTCATCAGTCCCCGCTTCGTTTGCCTTGAACAGCACCGACTGTTTTCCGCGGACGTTCGCTGCGGCCGCAGAGTTCAGCACCATCGCGAGATTGGTGGTAGGCGCGCCGTTGTCTTCCAGGATCTGGCGGGCCAGAGCGAAGTCGCTCAGATCACCCGCAGTACCGAACGGCGTGGTGCCAGGTGTACCGGTGGCTCGTGAAGCACCACGCACAGCTGCGTTCGCGAGATCGGCGTCGACAGCATTGCCCAGCGTGCGGAACGCCTGAACGAACTGATCCCGCATGATGGTGCTAGTGCCTGCACCTGATGGACCGTTCAGGCCTTTTTGCTCTTCGCCGTTCCAGCGAATCGGATACGACTTGCTGTTGGTGATGACAACCGGAATGTTGCCGATGACGTGATCGCCAGCATTTGGCGCGGTCTGTCCGGGGGTGATGTCTTGCAAACCAACCGGCTGCACTACTGGGGAACGCACCTCCTGACCCACGGCCGCGTTTTCGGCGGTGGAGTCGAGGGTGGCGATTTTGGTGAAGCCGACCAGCTCGCGCGACACGATGTCGAGCGCTTCGTACAGCGGGCCAATGAGGCCAGTGAGGGTGTTTGACACGATGAAATCCTTCTTTGGATAGGGAAAGTTTTTGATGGGCTATCCGGCCCGTGCTCCGATCCCCATCCGGGTTTCGGAAAATCAGTGCGCTGTCAGTCGGTGATAGTTACTTCACCGGTACTGACTTGCTTGCCGATCGCAGCTTGTTCGGTTGGGCTCATGGCGGTGAACTGCTGACGGCTGTAACTCTTTCCACCCCCGCCTTGTTTGCTGCCGTTGTTCGGCGCGCCGCCGCCATTGCCGCCGGAGCTCTTGAGGATGTGGTCCTTGTAGGGGTACTGCTCGACAATCGACTCAAGCGCCTCCTCGAAGTCGGCCAGCTCACCTGGGCGAGCGCGTGAGAAGATCTTGTTGCCGGCGCCGTCATAGGCGACGACCTTGTTTTCCTCAACCTTGAAGTTCTGTCCGAAGCGGGCCTCGACCAGGTCGGCAGGAATGGCGAATTTCTCGGAGATCAGCTTGGAGCCCTTGAAGGAGCCGCCGATCAGCAGACCATGGATAGTCTGGTCGCGCTGCTGGAGACCGGACTGGGCCTTTGCGAGTTCTTCGGCGTGCGCCTTGCTGGCAGCGGCGACTTGCTCTTGAGCAGCCTTCTGTGCGGCGGACTTGATCTCCTCGACTTTGCCGGCCTGGATCAACTTGCCCTCGTCGATGTTCTTGATCGTTTCCAGCGCCTTGCGGGCAGCTTCACCATCCTCAATGCCATCGAACAGCTTCAGCTTGCCCTCGGCAGCCTCGGCACGCTCTCGGTGAGACTTGGCCTCACCGTTCAGGCGGGTGATGGTGTTCACGGTGCCTACAGCGTCGAACGCAAGCTCTTTGCCATCGTCGTGCACATACACCGGGCGGCCGTCCTGAACTACGACGTGGCCTTGATCATCAAGTTTGAGTTTCATGTGGTCTCCGGGCATCCGCCCATTTGAACGGCCATCCGGCCAGGTGCGGCGCTATCCATCCGGAATCGCGCCCATAAAAAAACCCCGGCGGATGCCAGGGCTCTGTTTAGTGTTAATCCAGTTTTTTCTAGGGGCTTCCCGGGTTATTTATTATCGAGGGTTTGCCCGGGAGCATGTCCTCCAGCCCCATGCGACAATGGTATCTTGGGCGGGGTTATTCCCATCTTATCAACCGCCTGCCAGGCAGCGCTGGTTCCTTCTGCACGCCTGACTCCAGCATCTTTGTCGGGAGCGGGCACATCTACTTTAGGGGGCTTTTCCAGCGGAGTTGGGTGCCCTGCTGGCACTGGTTGACTTCCTGCGAATGCTGGTGCTGCGGCAAACACTACAGCCGACAAAATGAAAAGCGTACCTTTGCATTTCATGGCGACATCTCCTATAGGGAGTAGTCAGCGTAGTCGCCCGATCTGCCGTTACAACAACACTCTGTCACCTTTGAGCAGGCAGCCGACGCACAACAACGACTTGGTCCCACCTGTAGGCTTGCCATCCCTCAACAGCATCCCGGTCTTGGTCTCGATGACCTCGCGACCGCCGCAGCGATGGCACTGAATCATCGTCGCGGGCTTGGGCATGGCGCGCACACGCTTACGCACCTGTTCAGCCGGAGTATCCGGTGCAGGTGTGCCGTTAATAACGTGGAAGCGCGGTTTTTCGGTCATTGCTCGTCGAAATCGTCGACCAGTTTGCCTGGCCCAATCTCATCGATCATTCGCTTGCTGAACTCCTTCCAGGCAGTACCACCGTCGAAATAGACCATGCCAGTGACAGGATCTGGCACCGGCTTTTTGAACATCTCAGCAACGAGTTCATCAGTGGTCTGTTTCGTCATGATTTCTCACGCCCGTATACAAGTTTCAGCACTGCACTGAAGGCAACCCACACTTGGTGTTCTGCCTCGGATTGCCTGTGCTCGTTCTCAAGCTCGCCGCGCCCCGTCATCGAGTCGACACGCTTCTGAGCAATCGCCATTGATTCCTTCATGGCTGCCTCCATCGTAGCATGGTCCGGCCAGCCGTTCTCGGCAACCATGGTGTATCTCAACGTCGGGCCGACGGCTCGCAGCTCATGCAACCCGGTCGCGGCAGCCAATGAGACATCCTCTGCGGAGAAAGTAGAGTTGCCCGGATGGTTGTGGGTAAAAGTCGCCCCCTTCATCTGCTCCAGTTCTGCGGGGTAGAAGCCCACAAGGTCCGGCTCACCCTGGCGCTGCAGTATCACTGCGCCGCTCTTGTCGATGAATGCACCTGTCTCAAGGCTGTCGCCGCGAATGCGCTTTTCGATCTCAACTGCGGCGCGCCTGGCGGGTGTCGAGACATCAGGTGTGGATACTGGATGCCCCGCATCAAAGACCGTGAATTCGCCAGTCGGCTGCCTGAACTTCGCATCTCTGACCTTTAACTGCTCGAGCGTTAGCCACTCGCCGTTCGGCTTGTAGAAGCTATCGAGATCCCGCCCCTCCTTGTATAGCTGGAATCGAGTCGGGCCCAGAACCTCCAGCTTCCGTGCGTCTGACTGGCGCTCCAACCACTGGCCATAGGTCATGTCGGCCGGCACAGCACCGTCCATGCTGCTACGTTGCTTGCCTGTCATTTCATCGATAGGTATGCCGAGTTCGCGCCAAGACTTGGTGCGCGGCGCTGAGGTGGATCGACAATTGAAATGCAACCTGCCCGGGCCCTGTAACCAGGGAATGCTATGCCCGATCGGCTTGTGGGTGCCGACCTCGTAGGCCTTCTTGTCCCTGATCCGGCATGGCACGCTGGTCTTGGTGTCGAGCGTACTCGTCCAGTCTTCGGCGGCGATGATGTCCGAATTAGCGGCGTACAGGTTTTCACGGGCCACTGCTGCTGTATGGCTGACAGCGGAGCGCACGATGGTGGCCAGATCCTGCCGGGGCCGCTCAAGGAAGCCATCAGCGTAGCCGTTGACCTTTGTCCCGCGCACCGTGCGGATGATCTGGTCCGTCGTCTTGCCTTCGAGGTAACCGGTGCGCACCGCGTTGCGGATTTTCACCATCCGGTCGGCTTCGATGGTGCTAGCCCAGTCACGCAGTAGCCGCCCTTGGAACGGCCTGGCCATCGCTGCGGCGTAAACCTGCTCGGCGGCTACCCGAACCAATGGGAAGCGCACCAGCACCGGTTCGGGGATCACTGTCTCCAGCAGCTTCTGCTGCCAGCTGACCTCGTAGTCGGACAGCTGGGCCAGGTCGGTCTGTAGCGCCTCGGTGACCTGCGCATAGGCGGCTGCGTTGACTTGGCGAACCTCATCGAGCAGCGCCTCAAGCCGCTCAACCGTGAACGACTCCGGAGGCAAGCGCTCGAGCGCTTTGCCAAGCTCCTCCACCAGTTGTGAGTCCGATCGGTTCAGCAGCGAAATTATGCGCTTGAGTACGCCTGTTTTGTACTTACCCAGCGATATGGCGTGAGCCACACTTTCGTCGGCCAGCTGTTGGTTAACGGTTGGCATCTACAGTGCTCCGAGTGCGGGCCCCTGGTCCTGGATCTTCTGCTTTTCCTCTTCCCACTTGAGGTCGGTCGAGACGACACCGCGGCGCTGGTACTCAGCAAACAACGTTTGGTCGGACAATCGACCTTGTGCCGCCATGTTCAGTAGCAGTGGCAAGGTCGTCTCTGGAGCGAAGTCCACGTCGAAGTTACCGTTGACCTGCACGTGGCCGCCCTCTTCCTGGCCGACGTAAGCGGCACAGAACTGCAGGGCCTGATCAAGGGCGTCCTCCAGCTGCTCGGCCATGGTCTGAAGCGGGCTCATCTCCTGAGCGGCCTCCTCCTCCGCCTGGGTGGCTGTCTTGGTGGCCTGCACATCCTTCTGGACAAGCTTGCCGCCGGCGATGCGCATCTGGTCTTCGAGGTCGCTCAGTGATGTACGCCCGGCCTCAATCGATTTGCCGGTGTGCTCGACCCACTTCATGTCGCCTTCGCGCGGAAGCTTCGTGGCCGACGCCGTCCCGACCTTCAGCTCCCACTCGTCGTCATCGATCCCGATGATCGCCAACATCGGGACGCGCGCAACATGCAGGATGTTGTCCTGGTCGCTCTGCGACTGCCAGTGCTTGACGTTGAGATGTGCCAGCTCTAACAGCGGCGGCGTTGCCGTCATGTAGCCGGTGCGGTTGGTGTAATAGGTGGTCAGCGGGATGACGGGCTGGGAGTTCGTGCCCTTGTCATTCTGCACCCAGCTTTCTCTGTCGCCGTTCTTGGCCTTGCGGTAGGTCGCCCAGCCGCCTGGAGCGAGCACGCGGATCTGCTCAATCAGCTTGGTCCCGAACTCGCCATCGTCCTCCTCAACCATCTCCATGTAGCGGAACTGGGTCAGGACGTGCTGGCCGTTGTTCGTGGTGGAGCGCCAGCCCAGTACTTGCTGGGGCCGGATCATGATTGCGTAGGGGCGAACCCCGGCGGCAATCTCTTGCGCCTTGGTGCGCACAGTTGGCGCTCCGTCCGCACCCACCGTTTTCGGGTAGTCGATCAGCACATGGCAGAGCCCGTACGCCAGCGCAGTACTGAAGAACGTCTGCGCCCAGACCTGCAAGTTGTTGCCCTGGAGGTCGAAGTTCTCGGCGTAGGGTCTCAACGAATCGGGTACGTCCTCACCGAGCACGATTGGCTCAGCGAACACTCGCCCGGTGTTGTTCTTTACGGTCTCGCTGTAGGCCGGCAACAGGGTGGACTGTTTGAGACGCACTGCATAATCGCGATCTTCCTCTTTCGGCCATTTCGGCAGAAGCGTCGCGCCCGCTCGGCGCATGGCGCTGGTGCCCTTCATCAGCGGCTCGACGATGGCCCAGTCCTCACGCATGGCATCCACGGCGGGGAGTGTTTTGCTTGGGTCGTCGGACATAGGTCACATTCTCAGATTTTCGGTGGACGCAGTCCGCACCTTGATTGGGTAGCGCTTGGCGATGAAGTAGCCGGCGGCGTCGACCATGTGGTCGTATCCGCCCTTCTTGTCGGGCTCGCCTTTGTCGTTGTAGACCTGGCGCTCCAGGCACTGGGTAAGCTTTGGGCACTGGTCGGTATTGACCATGAGCCGGCGCTCGCCGTATGTGTTGAGGAACACCGCGTTGACCGAGTTCACACGGTCTTTCACGCTCGGGTTGGTGGAGTCCACCACGACGGTGAAGCCCGCCTTACGCAGCATCGACAGGTCGGACTCGCTGGCGTTTTTGCTACTGGTGTTCTGGCCGCTGGCATCCGGATAGACCGCAATGTTGTGCCGGGGGAACCTCGCCTTGATCTTCTCGATCATCTCCGGCGTGTCGCGCACGGAGTGGAATTCATCCAAGGCAGACGGCAGGCCGTCGCGGACCACGTAGACCACTGCACTCATCTTCATGACGTTGAAGTCCATGCCGATGTGCAGTGCCTCATCAGGCTTGATGCGCTCGCTTGTGCGGCACTCGTTGCGGTTGAACGTGTAGTAGACGACGCCGGCATAGTTCTCGAAGCTGGCCTCGTACTCCTGCCGGAACGTCCGTGGGTCCATCTTGCGGCGGGCCGCTTCCAGCTCCTCGGCCGGGACGTTGCCGCCATCGAGTGAGGTGTAAAGCCAGCTCTTGTGGTCAGACTCATGGCCTGGCCGCCCGTCTTGGAACGTGTCATAGCAGTGGTTGAAACCCTTTGGCGTCCCGATTCGCAGCGCGTGACCGCCCTTTCGCATCTCGCCGCCCGGCAACGTGTACTGACACGTCGAAAGCATCGGGCGCAGGACCTCTTCCCAAGCAGCCCACGGGCAGTCCGCCCATTCGTCCACCAGGACGAAGAACAGGCCTGAACCCCGCAGGTTGTCGTAGTTGTCGAGCCCCACCACGCGCATGACGTGGCCGGACTTGAGCGTGATCGAGCATTCCGTCTCGTTCGGACGGTGCGCGCGCCATGCTTCCGGTATCGCCTGCTTGAGGCGCCGCCAGAACACGCGCTTGGCCTGCTTGAAGGTTGGCGCGCCGTACCAGATCTCGTCCTCGACACTCACGCCCCACTCTGCTGCGAGGCGGGCCGCGCGGCGCATTTCTGCCTTGCCGAGGAACGTCTTACCGAACCGACGACCGCACACCGCATCCCGGAAACGGGCCTGAGGCTGGAAACCCCAGACGTAGATGTTGGCCTGCTTCGGTGTCAGCCTTACCGGCGCATCAAAGGTACGGGGTAGTCGGGACATTCTCGTCAGGCTCCAGCTTGTACTCAGCGACCGCGTGCTGCTGATCAGCCTGGGAGCCCAGCGGCTTTTCAGGTTCAAGGCGGCGATTCACATAGACGTCGCCCACCTCTTTGGCTGCCTGCTCCAGCAGTTGAGCGGTCAGCGCCATGTTCTTCATGTTCTCGGCCCTTTCGGCCATGCGTCCAAGGGTGCGCAGTCGGTAGGCGCGATTGGCAATCGGGATGTCTGCCGTCTCTTCGCGAAACCTTGTTCGGCACTGATGGAACAACTCAGCCCACTTCTGTCCGAGCCCCTGCCCTGCGTACTTCGTTGGATCGTGCGACTCGCACTGCTGACGACTGATCTCAATCCCAAACTCTGTCTTGACCGCTGCTACCACCTGAGAAGGCGTATCGAAACAGGCCAAAGCCTGCACAATGAAGGCTTTTACCTCGCTTCGTAGCACTGCCATAGGAGATTCATCCGTCAAAACCTGTCACAGGAATCAGGCCGACTTGAGCAGACAGGTTCCGCAGGCCCTCGAAATATTCAGTTTCCCCACCTCGGCGGGTTTGTTTGCAGCGTCGACCATGGCCTGAACCTCAGTACTCGCACCGTAGCGACGGACCACACCGACGAACTCTTCGACGTCATGGCCTTGAAGCTTCAGCTTGGGGGCGCCGTCCTTGGTGAATGCAGGCTGACCGTATTTGTCAGTGGCTTGAGCCAGGTGGTAAAGCTCGTGCTCGATCAAGGCGCAGAACTCGACGTCGCTGCAGGTAGAGCAGTAATCGGCGGCAAGCGTGATGATGAATGTCGGCACATCGCCGAACCAGTCGCGCATTTGCTGCTCCATCCGGGCCTTCTGCCAACCACCAGCACGGAAGGCTACCTGCTCGGCCTGGCCCAATACGAAGCGCCCGGCCTTCTCAAAGCCAGACGATGCCCACATGACCGCGATGTCTGCGTCGATCAGGTGAGCGTGGTCTTCGTTGTTGATGCTGCCGGTGTCAGCAAGGATCTCGGCTTGAATCCATTCCCACACTTCAGGTGCAGGTGTCAGGCGAGTCCCGTAGTCAGATAGCTCCGAAAGTTCCTGAAATGAGTTGGGAGGTGCAGGCCTGTTCAAGTCATCCTCCGTTTTGCCAATATGGCTCGCAACCACTTTTCCCAGGATTGTTCATGAC